ATACCTCGACCTGTGCGCCTCCCTCGACGGACACATCCGCGGCAGACTCGTCACCCCCGAACAACGCGCCGCCGCAAACAAGCGACTCGACACCGCATCCGTCCACCGCCACCAACTCAGCCCCCAAGCCTTCCGCGACGAATGGGGAGAGTGGCCCAGCGACACCTACCCCTACCCCACCGCCGGAGACCACACATGACCCAGCTCACCGCCGCACCCGGCGACCGCGTCCACTACGTCACCCAAGAGGGAACCTGCAAGCTCGCACGCGTCACCCGAATCAGCGACACCGCAAGCGGCGCAATCGCCCTCAACATGAACGACACCCGCCTCCGCGTCATCGCCTACCCCAGCACCGACCACAACCCCGGCACCTGGCACCCGGAGCACTGATGAACCTCGACGACCTCAACCCTGACGAGTGGTGGCTCAACATCGGAGACGGCAACCTCACCCTCAACCACACGCCCTGCGGCGACGCCATCTACACCCCCGGCTACCCGAGCCATCACCGCAACTTCGACAGCGGCGTCGCCCTCGCCGAACTCCTCACCGCCGCCCAGCAACACGAATGCCCCGAAGACACCCACCTCGCCGAACAAGCCTGGTAAGGACACCATGACCGACCCCAGAGACACCATGCTCAACGCGGCACGGGCACTCCACGAACGCGGCGAGACAGACCCCCGCTTCTGCGACACCTGTACCGACAGCGCTGGCCATAACCCCGTCTACTGGCCATGCCCCACCGCCACCGCACTCGGAGCCACCGGCCGCAGCGAATGGCACAACACCCCCAACCCGTGCGCCACCGGATGCCCACCCCAAACCGTCTGCGACGACTGCCAGCCAGGCGACGACCGCGACGCCTGCGGAGCCGAACCACCCAACGGGGGCGAAGCCTGCCGACTCCCCGACGACCACCCCGGGTACCACGCCAATGGCAAAGACAACTGGGAGATCGAACGCATCCGTTCCACGCCAGACATCCCCTGACACCCCCAACCACTACCATGACAACAACCGAAGGAAGGTGACACACAGTGAGCGACGGGGCTGACCGATCGAATCCCATGACGGCCCGGAACCTGCCCCGCGGCGACAAAGGCCGCTTCACCACCGACCCCGCCGTAGCCGCCAGAGACGCCGAAATCGCCGACCGCATCGTCAACGGAGAGACCGCCCGATCCATCGCCAACGATCTCGGCATGGCGCTAAGCAGCGTCTACGAAGCGCGAGACCGGGCACTCAACGCGCTCCGCCGGCCCCCGACCGAACAGCTCATGACGCTCGAAGTCGAGCGGCTGGAGAAGTCGCTCGAACGGTACCGGGAGATGGAGGCACTCGTCACGCAGACGCTCACCCGCCAGCACATCACGGTGAGTCAGGGTAAGGCAGTGTACGACGATAGCGGCGAGGCCGTGTGGGATGACGAATTCGTCCTCAAAGCCGTCGACCGTTTGGCGAAGATCGAGAACCAGCGGACGCAGGTTGCTGCCCGCCTCGCCCACCTGCTCGGCATCAACCAGCCGGCGAAGACGGAGATCAGCGGCACCCTGACATACGAGATCATCGGACTCGACCTAGGGGAGTAACCCTTGACCAGCCACACCCACCCCTTCCCGCCCGGCGAAGACTCCTGGGGAGACCCCGACGCGGACGCCCTGTACGCCGCCGGCATGGCCGGCTGCCAGCCGTGCCAGGCAGAGCTGACTGCCCGGGTGTGCCGGGAGCCTGCGAGTGAGGCGTTCGGCCGCCTGTTCACCACGTTCCTGATGGCGGGCATGCGGTACTCGACGATGATGGGCATCGTCCCGGCGGTGGCAACGGACCTGTTCGCCCGTACTGGGAAGTTCGAGCGGCAGACCCGTGACGTCCTCGACGCACTCGTGTTCGCTCCGGCTGGCGTCAAGGTTGGTGATGTCGTCGCCGCGCAGCTGCCTGATGCGCTGGGTGTGGCTCCGGTCCTGCGGCGGATGTCCCGGCAGGACCGGGCCGTGGTGCTGGGCGACGTCCTCAACATCATCGTCGGGGAGAGCACCATCAGGCAGGGATTCATGGGGATGATGTCATGACCGCGCCCCTGTCGACGCCGCCTGACTGCATCGACCCGGCGTGTCCGGGTGGCGCGGTGACGGTGCAGAAGACTCAGCATCACGAGTACGACCACCGCGGCGCGCTGAACCCGATCACGTTCCATGCGGCGATCGGCGCGTGCCCGCACTCGCTGCGGCACCGGATAGTGCGCATCGATCACACGGGCGGGCGGACGGTCGTCTCTGAGGCGGTCACCGCGTACGCCACCGCGTGAGAGCGGACGACATGCGAACGGCCCGGCGGGTCCTACCCCGCCGGGCCGTCATGCTCAGGTCTCCCAACCTGTTGTCCTGCCGGCGGCCGACCGGCAGAACGGGCGTTGCACCAACTGCCTTCGAGAGTACATGCGTCCCGGCTGTCGGGTGGGAGAATGGGCGGGCCCGGCCGCGGGGCAAGCGGCCGGGCCCTAGCTGATCTGAGAGGAACCAGCATGCCCAACGATACCGGTGGCCCTGCGTGGGACGCGTTCACGGCCGCACGGGGCGAGACACGGGAGCGTCTCGTTGCCTACTACGCGAAGGTCATGGGGCCGGACTCGGCGTCGGGCGAGTTGTTCGCGGACAACCAGCTAGACCGGCTGCTGAACGCGCACGCGACGTGGATCGCCGAGAAGATCCGGGAGTACGCGGACAGCATCGACACATACCTCTCAGCAAGCGACGCGGCTGACCTGATCGACCCGGAGGTGAAGCCGTGAGTAACGACGCCGCAGTCTTCGCCGGGGAACTCATCATGCGGGTCACCCGCGACGGCGTCACCCGGAAACTCCTCCTCGGGTCCGTCGCCATCACAGACCACGCCAACGACTTCAACACCACATGCCGGTCCGTTGCCGCAGAGGTCCGCCGCGTGGCGGACCTGGTCGATCCAGACGTTCCCATGGCGGAGACGTCACTCATCCCCGGGACGCCTAGCGGGGGAGAGACTGGTGAGTGAGGCGCCCGTGGTCCTGTACGTGAACGGTGTTCCCATCGGAAGTCACGCGGTCATCACGGTCGAGGCGGTTCCGCCTTCATCGGGGGAGGCGTGGCGGGACGTAGAGGCACGCATGTTCACCGCGCCGGAGGACGGCGTGTACTCGTTCGGGGTGCCCATCCCGTGGCCCCGGTATGAGGCGGCACGGGTCCTCTCGGGGGCTATGGGTGTTCCTCTGTCGCTGCTGGGCTACCCATCCGCGTTCGATGCCAGGTACAGGCAGCGGCAGCGGAACAGGGTGAAGCGGAAGAACGGGCGGCGCCGGTGACGCACGTCAAGTTTGAGGTTCGCGGTGCCGCGCGTGAGCTGTTCCTGTCCAAGGATCGTGAGCTGTGTATCGCGGGTGCCGCGGGCACGGGGAAATCTAACGCCGCCCTGATGCGCACGCACTTGCTGTGCCTGTCGCAGCAGCACGCCGGCATGCGCGGACTCCTCCTGCGGAAGACGTCCGCGTCGCTGTCCGCTACGACCCTGGTGACGTTCAACAAGAAGGTTGCGAAGGAAGCGCTCAACGCCGGCCTGATGCGCTGGTATGGCGGGTCCGCGAACAAGCCTCCGGCGTACATGTACCGCAACGGATCCGAGATCGTCGTCGGTGGCATGTCCGACCCGACGCGGATCATGTCCGCCGAGTACGACATGATCTTCGTGGATGAGGCGACAGAGCTGACCGTAGACGACTGGGAAGCGGCCCTCACCCGCCTGCGTAACGGCGTCCTCCCGTGGCAGCAGATCATCGGCGCGTGCAACCCCGACGCCCCCAGCCACTGGCTGAAAGAGCGTGAGCAGTCCGGGAAACTGCGGATGCTCACCAGCCTGCACCGCGACAACCCCGCCTACTTCACCCCCGACGGGCAACCCACGCCGGCCGGTGCCGCGTACATGGAGACCCTCGACGCGTTGACCGGTGTCCGCCGGGCGCGGCTGCTGCACGGGCAGTGGGCCGCCGCGGAGGGTCTCGTCTTCGACGAGTGGAACGAAGGCACCCACCTGGTCGACTGGTTCCGGATCCCTCACGAGTGGTCGCGGTACATTTCGATCGACTTCGGTTACACGAATCCGATGGTGGTGCAGTGGTGGGCTGTCGACCCTGACGGGCGGATGTACCTGTACCGGGAGTTGTACCGGACGGGCGAGCTGGTTGAGGACATGGCGCGGCTGATCCTCAAGCAAATGCAGGACAGCGCGGGGGCGTGGAAGGAACCGAAGCCTAAGGCGATCATCTGCGACCACGACGCGGAGGGCCGGGCGACGCTGATGAAGCACCTCGGCATGTCGACCCGCGCGGCTGACAAGCGAGTCAAGATCGGCATTGATCAGGTCAAGTCCCGTATGCGGGTAGCCGGCGACGGGAAACCCCGCCTCATGATCCTCCGCGACTGCCGGATCAAAGTCGACTACCGGCTACGCGAAGCACGCAAGCCGACCAGCACCGTCGAAGAGATCACCGGCTACGTGTGGAGCGACAAGCGGCAGGACGAACCCGTCAAGGAATTCGACCACGGCGCCGACGCGATGCGGTACGCCGTCATGCACATCGACCCCCCGCGCAGAGGCCGCGCGAAAATCCAGAGTCCCGCGCAACTGTCGCTCCTTCCCTGATACCTTCTGAGAGCACCCCCCACAGGGCAGCCCCCGCGGGCCCCGGCGTAGACACCCCCCCGTCACGCCGGGGCCCTCGCAATTCACGGCAGTTGTGCCACGATATGACTCATGATCTCGCCCCTGGTTTTGCTGATAGCTGCGCTGGCGGTAGCCAGGATCACCCGGCTGATCACTACCGACTACCTCACAGGCGGTATCCGCGCGAAGCTGATAGCCCGGTGGGGCACCGATTCCCCGTGGTCGTACCTGATCACCTGCCAATGGTGCGCGAGTATTTGGGTGTCGCTGGCCGCAGCCCCGGTGGTGTGGTGGTGGGGTGACACGCCGTGGGTGATGCTCCCCGCGCTGGTGCTGGCGTTCTCTCAGTGCGCTGGTCTGCTGTCGAGGGGAGATGACGCGTAGTGGCGATCCTCCGTAAGGAAGCGGTTCCCCCCCCGCGCCGGTCGCTGATCGCATCGGCGATGCGGTTCGACTTCTCCGGTAGCCAGACGTGGAAGGGGACCCTGCCCCTCGGTGACCGAACGTGGCAGATCGAGGCGTGGCGGCACTACGACATCTGCGGTGAGCTGCGGTACGCCACCGGGTGGAAAGCGAACGCGGCAGCGCAGGCAGTGATGTACGCCGCCGTCATCGACCCGAAGACCGGTAAGGCCGCACGCCCGGCTGATGACCCGAAGGTCGTGGCGATCGCCGACAGTGCACTCGGCGGCGCGGTGAAGCGCCCGGCGAACGTGTGGACACAGGTACTGAACCTTGAGTGCGCGGGGGAGGTGTGGGTGATCCTGCGCGCCCCGGAGAAGCGTGGCAACCCGGATGAGTGGCTGGTGGTGTCGTCGACTGAGATCGAGCAGCAGTCGGGGCGGATCACCTTCAAGCACCCGATGTCCGGGGAGAAGCTGCCTGTCACCGGTAAGGATCTGCTGATCCGGATCTACCGCGGGCACCCGCAGCGGCAGGACGCCGCGGACTCCGCGGTGCGTGCGCTCCTCCCGACTCTCCGCGAGATCGAGAAGACGTCGCAGAACATCGCGGCGCGCCTTGACTCCCGTCTGGCGTCCGCCGGTCTGCTGATCGTCCCGCAGGAAGCTGACTTCGCGCAGGACGATGGCGATCCGGAGGATGACGGCGGCCTGGTCGGTCTGTTCGCGAAGACGTTTCAGGCCGGCCTGTCACAGCCGGGGTCGGCGGCGGCCCAGGTCCCGATCATCGCGCAGGTCCCAGCCGAAGTCGCGGACGCCTTCGCGAAGATCGACTTCGAGTCGCCGCTGTCCAAGGAGATCCTCCAGCTTCGGGAGGCCGCTATCGGTCGTCTCGCTGCCGGCCTCGACCTGCCCCGCGAAATCGTGGAGGGCATGGGCGACAGCAATCACTGGTCAGCCTGGCAGGTACAGGAAACGACGTACACCACACACCTCCTGCCCGTTCTCGACCTCATCTCGGACGCGCTCACGCAGGCGTGGTTCACGCAGGCACTCACCGCCGCCGGTGTCGCGAACCCGGACCAGTACATCCTGGCGTTCGACGGGTCCGCCCTGGTCGGGCAGCCCGATCAGTCCGAGCAGACCTTCGAGATGCTCGACCGCGGCCTGATCACGAAGAACGGTGCCCGGCAGATCCTCAACGTCCCCGACGAGTACGCGCCGAAGGGCACCGACGAACAGGTTGCACTGGCGTTGCAGCTTGTCACCGGCGCGCCCAGCCTGTTCGAGAACCCGATCCTTCAGCGGATCCTCGGCTTCACCCCTGACGCCACGCCGGCCCCCGCGGCCGTTGAGGCACCGGCCCCCGCGGCGGTGACCGACGGCACCGACACGACGCCACCCGGTCCGCCGTCGCGTACCGCATCCATCGGTGAGGCAGACCTGATGGTCCTCTACGCCCTCGAACGCGCCGGGAACCGGCTCCTCAACACGCAGCGCATGAAGACCACGTACAGCAGCGTCCCTCGACACGAACTGCACTGTCGGCTCACTCCCGACCCGGAGCGGCACGCCGATCTCCTCGACGACGCGTGGCGGCACAACCCGCGGCTAGCGGCAGACCTGCGACTGGGCGAGTACACGCGGCAGCTCATTACCCGCGGGGTCCCGCACCACATCGACATGCTCCGCGAATGGGTGGCCGGCCTTGACGCCGCATGACGCGCTCACCGCCGCGGCGGCGGAGGGCCCCGACGAGCAGGCCGTCGCCGGGTCGTGGCTCGACGCCGCGCGGGTGTGGACTGACCGTGTCCGCGGCGGTGTGATGGCGCCGTTCCGGCAGGGCCGGACGATGCCGGACGCGGGCATGGTCCTGTCCGTGAACGGTGTGTGGGTCGAGCAGTTGAACGCGAAGGTCCGGCCAACAGTGCTGGGGGTTCTGCGGGGCGCGTACGCCCGCGTCCGCGGCCAGCAGCCGCCGCCCGGATTCGACCAGGCCGCGTACGTCACGCAGTACCTTGACGCGTCGGTGAACCGCATGGTCGGCATCCCGGACGAGGTGTACCGGCAGATCAGCCGTGTCATCGCGGACGGTGTCGCAGCCGGCGATCCGATCCCGGACATCGCCCGGCAGGTCGATGAGGTGCTGACCGTCACCGGGTCGGAGCGGTGGGCTAACCGGTCCGTCGTTGTGGCGCGTACGGAGGTCGGTGGGGCCGTCAACGCGGGCACCCTTGCGGCGGCCGGTGCCCGCCAGTTGGAGACGCGTACCCCGATGGTGAAGACGTGGGTAGCGACGACGCACGGGCCGTCCGCGGAACGCACCCGCCCCGCGCACCTGTTGGCGGACGGGCAGACCGTCAACCTCACCGAGGCGTTCATCGTCGGTGGTGAGCCGTTGCAGTTCCCCGGGGATCCGTCAGGGTCGGCCGGTAACGTCATTCAGTGCCGGTGCACGATCAGCACGCGCGCCGCAGAGGAGAGGTAGACATGGCTGATATCCCTTGGGGGCCGTCCGCGGTCGGCCGCCTCGACCGGCCGACGTCTGACGGCCGCGTGGTCGAGCAGGCCGGGTTCACGGTGCGGACACTGCCCCTGCCGATGGACTGGCAGGAGCTCACCGCTGAGGGCCACGACCGTGCGGTGACTGTCGGCCGGATCGATGACGTGCAGGTCACCGCGGACGGCACCGTGATGGCGTCCGGGGTGTGGCTCGACCCGGCGATCATTCCCGCGGTCGACCGGGCGAAGTACCTGGCAGATCAGCGGGTCGTGTACCCGAGCATGGAACCCGCCGGGTGCGCGATGGAGTACCGGTGGACGGGCGGCGGGGAGCCGTACTACACCGAAGACGGCATGCAGGACGCCGAACCGGGCGGTGAGGTGTGCGTGTTCACCGCGTTCGAGCTGGCTAAGGTCAGCCTGGTGTCAGTGCAGGCGTTCCCTGACCTGTGGATCACGGACGCTGGGCAGGCTCCGGCGGTGTCGCTGGTCGCGTCGGTACGGTCGGAGGGCTGGGCTGACATGCCCGTCGCGAAGGCGGACACGGAGTGGGACGGGCAGGCGGCAGCCGACCGGGTGTTCGAGTGGGCGACGCAGGACGGGGAGACGGACTGGGACGCGTACTCCCGCGCGTTCCTCTACCGGGACGATGACGCTGACCCTGAAACGCGCGGCGCATACAAGCTGGGCGTTGCAGACGTCCGCGACGGTGACGCCGAGCACGGCGAACTGATGATCGTCCCGAAGGCGGTGTACGCGGTCGCCGGTGTCCTGAACGGGGCCCGCGGCGGCGCGGACATCCCCGCCGACCAGCAGGACGAACTCAAGTCCGTCGTCACGGGCCTGTACAAGCACATCTCCGGGGTCCTCGATGACGACACGATCGAGGCGCCGTTCAGCCTGGTCGCGTGCGCGGCGGACCGGCCTCCCGTGGAGTGGTTCACCGACCCGGGGCTGATGGGCCCGACACCGATCACGATCACGGAGGACGGCCGGATCTTCGGTCACATCGGTCTGCACGGTGTCCCGCATCGGGGGCTGCCGGGCCGGGTCGGGATCCCCCGGTCGATGTCGCAGTACCGGGAGTTCCTGTTGGGGGAGACGATGACCGCGGAGGGCATCGGCGTCCCGACCGGGAAGATCACCATCGGTGGTGGTCACGCAGACGGGCAGCTCGGCATGCGCGCCGCAGTCGAGCACTACGACGATGTGTCGACCACGGTCGCTACGGTCGCTGCCGGCGACGATGAGTTCGGCGTGTGGGTCGCCGGTGCTATCAAGGCGGGAACCCCTGATGCGCTGATCGACGAACTGAGGCAGTCCCCGCCGTCGGGTGACTGGCGGACTGACGTCCTCGGGAACCTCGAACTGATCACGGTGCACTCCGTCAACACGCCGGGGTTCCCGGTGTACCGGGTCGGCATGGACGACAAGTCGGGGTACTCCCTGGTCGCGTCGTCCGGCCTGGTCGAGCGGGCAGAGCAGGCAGGGGCGCCGCCCGCGCGGACGATCGACCCGGCGTACATCGACATGCTTGCCGCTCAGCTGTCCGCGCGCCTCACTGGCACCGCGCCGCGTGCCGGGTTCGCGTCTGTCCCGGCGGGTGAGGATCTCCGGGCGGAGTTCGAGTCGGCGGGTGTCCCGTGGCCGACGATCACTGCGACGGTTGGCGGGGTCGAGCTGCCGCCGTTCGAAGTCGCGGAGGACTGCGTGCGGGGGATGCTCGCGCAGGCAGCCGGCGGTGTCGAGTCCCCGGACATGGCGTCGCTGGAGTCTGGTGTGGCGAAGCTTCGCGAGCAGGCACAGGCGCAGGCACGTGCGCGTCTCGCTCTGGCGAAGGGCCGGTGCCACTGATGGGCTGCGGATGCGCCGGCGGTGGTCTGCCGTCCGGGATGGTGTACAAGGTCACGGCTGGGCGTGACAACATCCTGGGGTACTACGACACGCGGACGGAGGCAGCGGTGATCCGCGCCTCTCAGACGGATCCGGGTGTGAGGGTGGCGATTCGGATCACGCAGGCTCCCCGGTCGGAGATGGAGACGTGGCAAGCCGGCCAGAACAGCGGCGACACGGCCGCGGCGTGAGTACACTCACGGTGGGTTAAGTCGGGAAGGGGTTCCCGGCTGGTCTGGGTAGGGCCCCGGTGCGTACGGCCGGGGCCCTACCTGTTTGCCCGGTTACACGGCTTGCCCTACTATCCGATCAGACCGAATGGTCAACTAGCTTTCATACTGGCGGGTGTCGGGCTTAGCCGATCCGCGACAGAGAACCACTCTTCTAGCGAAGGGAGGGCTGTCGTGGACGACACCACGGAGCCCCAGAGCACCCCCCCGGTCGAGCCGCAGGCAACCAGCGGGACACCGCAGGTCGAACTCCCCGACCTCGCCACCGTCACCGACGAACAGATCGTCGAGCTGATCGAGTCCGAGACCGTCGCAGCGACCGCCCTCGCGGAGGGCGACCCCGCCGCGTTCGACGAGGCGACGTTCAACGCACACATGGCGAAGGCGGAACACGGCCGCACCGAACTCGCGGCCCGGCAGGCGAAGGCAGCCGCGTTCAACGCCGCCCGCGCCCGTGTCGCCGAACTCGCCCGCACCAACCCGAAGCCGGCCGCCGCGTCCGTGCCGTCCGTCGCCGACCTCCCGAAGACCGGCACCCCGACGCCGCAGGTCCCCGCGCAGCGCTCCCGCTACGACTTCGCGCTGATCGTCCCGTCGGATGCCCACAACGCGGTCGAGGGCCGGTCGCAGGGCAGCCGCTACCAGTCGTTCGACGAGGTGGGGCAGGTTCTCCACAAGCGGGCGACCGCCGCTGGTGTCGGCGGGAAGGGCATGTCCCGGCAGCTTCTGGAGATCCACCGCAACGACCACCAGTTCACCGTCACCAACGACAACCCGATCGCTGACGACGCCGTCATCCGGGAAGCACGCAACCAGCGGCGCCTGAACGGCGGGTCGCTGATGCAGTCGTGGAAGAACAGCCTCCTCGCCGCGGCCGGCGGCGACGAGAAGCGCATCTCCCTGACGGCCGCCGCCGGCTGGTGCGCTCCCTCCGAGAACTACTACGACCTGTGTGAGATGGAGTCCCTCGACGGCCTCATCGACCTGCCGACCGTCACCGCGTCCCGCGGCGGCATCCGGTGGACGCAGGAACCGACGTACCCGCAGATGGACGCGGCGACGATGTACACGCACCTCACCGAGGCGCAGGTCATCGCCGCGACCGCGAAGAACTGCGCGCCGATCCCGTGCCCGACGTTCACCGACACGCGACTCGACGTGTCCGCGACGTGTGTCACCGGGTCGTTCCTCCAGAACGCCGGCTACCCGGAGCTGACGGCCCGGTGGGTGCGCGGTGCGATGGTCGTCCACGCGCATAAGCGCAACGAAGACATCATCTCCGCGCTGGTGACCCGCGCGGGTGCGGTCACGGCGGTCGCCGCACCGGCGGGTGACCCGATCACCAGCGCGCTGCTGTCCGCGGTGGAGCTGGCCGCGAACGACATCCGGTACCGCAACCGGCTGGCGTTCTCCGCACCGATCGAGATCGTCCTGCCGGCGTGGGTGATCCCGCTGATCCGCGCGGACTTCACGCGCCGGTCGTTCGGCGACCCGGGTCTGACGGACGCGCGGATCATGGAATGGTTCCTCGCGCGGAGCGTGAGGCCGATCTTTGTGTACGACTGGCAGGACGGTTACTCCGGGGCCGGTGCGACGTTCCCCGGCGGCGACGGCACCCCGCCGTTCGCTCTCACCGTGGTCCCCGCGGGTACCGCCGTGCAGTTCCTCGCGTTCCCGGCGGGCGGCGTGGTTCTCGCCCAGCAGGACGTCGTGAACCTGCGGTCGGTATACGACGCAGCGAACATCCAGCAGAACCTGTACACCGAGCTGTTCTTCGAAGAGGGCTGGGCTCCGATCTACCCCTGCGCGGAGATCCGCCTGTACTCCGCGCAGACCTGCCCGTCGGGTGCGACCGGCCTGCCGATCGACCTCGACTGCGCCCCCTGATCCACCTCCCGGTGACTCCCGCCCCGTACCCCGTGCGTCGGTACGGGGCGGGCCCCCACCCGACTAAGGAGGTGGACGCATGACAGGCATCATCCCCCGCGAAACAGTGCCGGCACCCCCGGTCGCTTCGCTGCGGTACGGGCTGTTCAACGCGGCGTGGCAGACCGTGGACGCGCCGCCGCATGTCCGCGCGGGCGGCGTGCAGTTCCAGCCCGATTCGTGCGGCGTCGCGAAGCTGTACACCGCCGAGTGCCCCATCACCGACCAGGATCTGAAGGATCTGGCTGCCACGCCGGTCACGATGACGGGTGACCCGTTCATCGCGTACGCGTCGGTGCTGTGTGCGCCGACGGGTTGGACGGCCGACGAACAGCGCACGAAGGCCATCAACAAGCTGCTGGCCACCGAACAGACGCAGGTCGAATCGGCGCTGTGGAACGGCGGCGGTGTCGGTGCGCTGCCTGCTCTGACCGGCGCCGGTGCGGCCACGGTGACGACCACCGCGACGTCAATCGAAGGCCGCGTGGCAGCCCTTGAGGCGGAGTTCTACGCGGCTTACGGCAGGCAGGGAACCATTCACGTCAACACGCGTGCGATGGGCAACGCGGCGACGAACCACCTGATCGAGCGTCCGTCGGTTCCTCCGGAGGTTCCGTCGATCGCTGTGACTCCCCTCGGGTCGCGGTGGTCGTTCGGCGCCGGGTACGGCATCACGGGCCCGGCGGACGCCGCGCCGGCTGCCGGGTCGGTGTGGGCGTTCATGACTCCTCCGGTGACGATCTGGCGGTCGAACGAGGTGTTCGCTCCGGATCCGAACGAGACGTTCAACCGGATCACCAACCAGCGGTACGCGATCGCGGAGCGGTTCTACACCGTCGCGTACGAGTGCCCGACCGTGTTCGCTGTCGAACTGCCCGTGGAGAACCCGTGACCAACCTGATCATTCCGCCGGAGGGCGGCGCGGAGGAGACCGCAAGGATCCTCCTCGAACTCGCGGAGACACCCGCGCACGTTCAGACGAACACGGATGCCGGCATGGCGTTCATCGTCCCCGACTACCTCGCCGACGCGTACGAAGCGAAGATGACGCCGGCATCGAAGGACACCGCGCCGAAGCGTGGCCGTGCCAGGAAGGACAGTGACTGATGGCAACGAAGTGCCCCGGGCTGGTGCGCGGACGCCGGTTCCGCTTCACGAAGCTCGACTCATGTGGTGCGCCGGTCATCGGCGCGTCGTCGGTGGTCGTGACGTCTGGCCTGATCAGCGTCGCACCCAGTCCGCAGTACGAGGGCGGCGACCCCATCCGGGTCCAGAACGCCGCCGGGGAGTTGTGCATCAATGACCCCGGCTACGCTGAGCTGGCACAGGAGGATCTGGAGATCACCCTGTGCACCGTCGACCCCGGGATCTTCTCGATCGCGTTCGGGGCGCCGCTGGTTGTGGACGCTGCCACGCCCACCCCGAACACGGTCGGGTTCCGCAAGCAGTGCGGTAACTCGGAGGTGAAGTTCGCACTTGAGGTGTGGACGGACGTGTCTGGGGAGGCGTGCACGAGTAGCGCTAAGCCGTACGGCTACTTCCTGTGGCCTCTCGTGACGAACGCCCAGTACGGCGATTACACGATCGAGAACGGCGCGATCCAGATGACGTTCACCGCGTCTGCGTTCTGCAACTCGCCGTGGGCTAACGGCCCGTACAACGTCACGCTCAGTGCGCTGTCCGCTCCGGGGCCGCTCCTGTCGCCGATCACGGCCGCGGATCTGTTCCACTTCCAGGAGACCCTGGTGCCGCCCCCGGCCGCGGTGTGTGGCCTTCAGGCGCTCGCGGCTCCGTAGCCATAGGCCGTGCCGTCCGCGGGGTTTTCCTGCGGGCGGCATGGTGCGCTTACCCACGAGAGAGGATCAGGCCGTGACCGCTATCAGCCCGGGTGCGGCTATCGCGGCGGCGCCGACGCTTTCGTCAGCGCCGTGCGCGTGGACGATCGACACCACGTGCTGCCCGGACTGGGGTAGCTACACCGCCGAACAGCAGGACCGGGCGACGCAGTGGGCGACGTACATTCTGTGGGCGAAGACTGGGCGGCAGTTCGGTACGTGTGAGGTAACGGTACGGCCGTGCGGCACGGGGTGTGGCGTGTACGGGGGGTGGATGACGTGGCCGGTGTGGGGTGACGCGTACTCGTCTCAGCCGTGGATGCAGCCGTTCATCCGTAACGGGGCGTGGTTCAACTGTGGGTGTGCGGGGGTGTGCTCCTGCCGGCCTGATTGTCAGGTGTGGCTGCCGGGCCCGGTCGCGTCGGTGGTCGAGGTGGTGGTCGATGGGGTGGTGGTCGATCCCGGGAACTACCGTGTCGACAATCGTGAGTGGCTGGTCGGGTTGAACGGGCAGTGTTGGCCGGAGTGCCAGAACCTCAATCTGGAGTCACCGGATGAGGGGACGTTCGAGGTCACGTACACGCGGGGTAAGCCGCTGCCGGTTGCTGGGCAGATCGCTGCGGGTGAGTTGGCGTGTGAGTTCATCAAGGCGTGTGCGGGGCAGCCGTGTGCGCTGCCGGCGAACCTGTCGTCTCTGACACGGCAGGGCGTTGAGGTGACGATGGTCGATCCGACGAACGAGGTCACGTCGGGGCTGACGGGGATCCGGAATGTCGACTTGTGGATTCAGGCGGTGAACCCGAACCGGTTGCAGGCGCGGCCGCGTGTGTGGTCGCCGGACCTTGACGCGCCGCGAATGAGGACCAGCTGATGCCGGGTATCGAGGCGCTGATCGAGGCTGCGGCGATGAACCTCCGCGACTGCCTTGAGTCTGCGTTGGGGGACCGGTCCTACCCGGTGTCGGCGACGTGTCTCCTGCCCGGCGGGGACTTCAGGCAGTTCCTGTCCGTGGGCCTGAACGAGAACCTGTGCTGCGGCGGGTATGCCGGCGTGCAGGTCGTGAACATTCAGCCCCGGTTCCCGGAGGACCCGCGGCAGCTCGACCGGTGCGGGGTGACGACGTGGCAGGTCGATTTGGCGATGGGTGTCGCGCGGTGTGCGCCGTCTGGTGACCAGAATTCCGGCCCGTCGTGTCCGGAGTGGACGTCGGTTGCCCAGCAGGTGATCTCTGATGCGGGGGCGATGATCGCCGCGGTGTGTTGCTTCCGCCCGCTGGTCCCTTCGGAGGTGGCGACGGGCACGAACTGGGTTCCGTT